GCCTGAGAGTAATTCATCCCTGAGGATTTGCAGCTCAACAGCCAGTCTGGCCTGTAGCATTGTTTTGTTCACGCCATCAACGCCGGGGGTATGGGCCCCCTTTGATGAAAGCGTGATCCGCGCCGCTTCAGCCAGCCATTCTGGTTGTGTTATCAGACGCAGCAGCCGTTGAATCCGTAGGGACGGATCGGTGGCTGCCCATGTGGCAAGCTTGCGTTGCATTTCGCTGATTATCAAAGGTCTTCACCTCGTTAGGTCAGTTAATTCACGTCGCAAACACATTCAAACTGCTTCCCTTCGCCATGTAATGGGCTTTCCCCATCGCGGACTACTACGGAAGCTCCGCCAGCCAGCGCGTCATCGGAGCCATGCCCCCTTAACATCCGTCGCTGACCTTCCCCGGTTACCTGCCTGGACTCAGGCATACTGAGGAGGCTGCCCGTCGCACTCTTTATCCTTGCTTGCCGCAAGTTGGCAGAAGTCAGCAACGCAAGTGTGATAGACGCTGCTGCCCCGGTGTTTCGCATACATGTCAAAACACCTTCGACCGGCAGTGCTTACGTATCACTGCCAGTTCCTCCTGCACGGCCTGTCAGATCACGTAGGCCGTGGTGACGTTTTCAACCCACAGAGGCGGATTAACGGGTTCATGTTCTTCAGCCTTTCAGTACTTAACCTTGAGGATCATCTCGGCTTAGTGATCTCGCCTCAATCCCCGTTGTCAGCGGGTTACATCACCCTGCGGGCATGCCGCAGGTCACTGCCGCTCAGGTTCTCCACCGTCACACCCGGTGGGATTGTTGGGTTTCTCATCGTGAGTTACCGGTTCAATATTCCAGACAGACTCGCGGTTCATTTAAGCATCCATGCCCGCCCTGAACTCCGGGCACACCGTAAGTAAAATCAGCCACCCACAGCTGGTCAGGTCGTTCTGCCACGAACTGACGGTTTACGCGGTCGCCTGCGGCAACGGCTTTCCGGCTGATGGTCGTACGGACCTTTTTACCCCGGAGAACACCGGCAAGTCCCATAACCGCCATGAGACGTGCCACTGTACATCTGGCCACCCTGATTCCTTCCCGTAACAACTGACGCCAGACTTTACGCACACCGTACACCTGATGATTTTCATCGTATACGCGCTGTATCTCTCTCTTCAGCCAGTCGTCGTGCTGCGCACGGGCACTGCGTTTATCCGGATGATGTCGCTGTTGCTGACAATGGTAATACGTTGACGGGGCAATATGCAGTTCGCTGCATACCGGTCCGACCCCGTACTGCTCACGCAGCTTATCCAGCAGTGGCATCATTTTTTCCAGAGGCGGTCGAACTCCGCCTTCGCAAAATAAGCGGAAGCCTGGCGAAGGATATCGTTACTGCGGCGCAGTTCACGATTTTCACGTTCCAGCTCTTTCAGACGCTGACGTTCAGCGCTGGTGAGCCCACCATCACCGCCCCCGGTATCCCGCTCATGCTGGCGAACCCAGACACGCAGAGTCTCCGGCGTACAGCCAATCTTTGGGGCAATGGAACAAATTGCCGCCCACTGTGAGTCATATTCATCCTGACTTTCCAGAACCATACGAATCGCCCGCTGACGGACTTCGGGGGAAAAACGAGTATTTTTAGTCATCCTGTTTACCTCTTTCTCAGGGAGTTTAGTCTCCAGGATTTCCGGGGCGGTTCAATGTCTATTTCTCGTGGGATACGGACGGGCTTGGTTGGGACCAGGGAAACTGGCAGGGACCATATGATCCGGACTCAGGTTTTACCGTACTCAGCGATGATGTTTATCGATTGGTCTTAAAAGCGCAGATAGCGATTAACCAGTGGGATGGAACAGTCGGTGATCTTGAGGACTTGCTTGATCAAGTATTTGAAGGGACCGGAATTGAGATGCAAATAATCGACAACATGGATATGTCGATAAGCATTAACGCAATTGCATTAAATGGTATTGCCAACACATCGGCAGAGTTAATTGAAGTAATCGAAGCTGGTGAATTAACAGTGAAGGCAGCAGGCGTCAGGGTTAAAAGCCTTGATGTTATCGATCCTGCACACCCAATGTTCGGATTTGATATTCAGGATACGGCTATTGCCGGATTTGATAATGGTTACTGGAGTTAACAATGCCAACTAATGATATTAAACCTTTTGCCGCAGCTGGTGGAGCGAATGTATTAACTCAAGCAGAATACCTCGCACTGGCGGCACTATCCACGGGATTTTCTTCCGGAAAGGCCAGTTCCAAAGAAGTGAACAAGGCGGTTAGACAGGCAACATTTATTGCTTCGGCTCTGGCCCAGTTTATTTGTGATAAGGGCGGCAATGATGTGCTTGATGACGGCAACGTAGCAGGACTGGTAACAAAGCTGATTGTAGCGATGAATAAAACCTCCCAGCCACTCGATGCCACTTTGACTACCTTGGCTGCTCTTACAGGTTCAGCTAACAAACTTCCATATTTTACAGGTGCGGATGTTGCTGCCCTTGCTGATTTTACTGGGGCGGCCAGAAGTTTACTGGCAAGAGATAGCGCTGATTCCATGTTAAATTATCTGGGAGTCGGTACTGCTGCTAAAAAAAATGCTCAGGCATCTGTTATTGATAGCACAACAGGCGCTCTCATGTTGGTTGGCGCATTCGGATTTGGCGGAGTTGGTGCCACCTCTGCAAACACTGACATTACTAATGTTTATACGCTACCCATCGGTGATGCCGGAAACCCTGAGCCAAACCAGAATTATGTTCATATCAACTTTGCTGGGACAAGTTTCTATTCTTCGCGAATAGCGCTTAGCCTTAACGGAACTGATAACCCGAGAATTTTCATTAAAAATCGTAGTGGTACAACAGAAAGCAATTGGACTGAAGTTTATACGAGCAGGAATCCACCTAATTCTGTGGCCACATTGACTACTGCGCGGAAAATTTCTGTATCAGGTGATGCTAACGGCTATGCGATGTTTAACGGAGGGGCAGATGCAGATATCTCTGTCACCGTTGCTGAGTCAGCAAAAGGAGTTATCAAACTTAGGGAAGGCTCGGTATCGACCATAGGAACGACGACCCCAAACTTTATTTCTATCGATACCGGCTTATTAATCCGGGGTATTACATTCACAGCGGGTGCGCAGACTGTAAACGCTCGTCCGCTTCAAATGCTTATTGGCACACAATGGGTAACGGTAGGTTTATCATGATGGATATGAAAAATTTTATTATGTCATCTGCAGAAACTGATGATGAGAAAGCGCTGGCGGGGTTTGGCGCACTGATTTTGAGAGACTCAGAGGGACGCGAGTGGTACACATCGCAGAAATTATTTAGCGAAGACACTATCAAGATAATGTATGACAAAGATGGTGTTGTCCGGTCAATTGCAACAGATGTGACCACGCTTTGGCCAGCCTCGCATAGTGTTGCGGAAGTCGCAGTTCTGCCCGATGGGGCGGATATTTTTGGTGGCTGGAAATATGCGGAAGGGAAAGTCACTAAAGCAACAGCATAGGAACCTTTGATGGAATGGGGCGCGAGCAATCATATTGGTTGCATTAGCTCTGCCACCTGATTTTTCACATTACAGATGGCATGCGTAATGGCGTGCCATAGAAATTTCTGTCCTGGAGTTTTGATCCCGAAGATTTCCCGACGGCGCCACGAAACCAATGGCAACTGATTGATCTTCAATGATTGCAATAGTAAGTATCAGGAGGTGTTATTTAGTGGGTTTTTGGTGTTAACTTGTTGAAGTTTAGAAGTTATTTCGTTTTGCGTTGTAAACAGGAATCGTGTTCGGTCTCTTTTTATCTGTTAAAAGCCAGAAGCATTTCCTTCGCTGACTTTATAGTCAACCATAACACACACTCTACTGTCTGAGTCCAGCGTTTTTTAACATTCTTGTTAAGATTATGTGATCTTTAGCGCGGGAGGAAAATATTGATGAAACAGCCTGCGCCCGTTTATCAGAGAATTGCGGGTCATCAATGGCGACATATCTGGCTTTCTGGCGATATACACGGTTGTCTTGAGCAGTTGCGCCGCAAATTATGGCATTGTCGTTTTGATCCGTGGCGAGATTTACTTATCTCAGTGGGAGACGTTATCGATCGTGGGCCGCAAAGTTTACGTTGTCTGCAGTTACTGGAACAACATTGGGTTTGTGCGGTAAGAGGCAATCATGAACAGATGGCGATGGATGCGCTGGCATCCCAGCAGATGTCTTTGTGGTTGATGAATGGCGGCGACTGGTTTATTGCGCTGGCAGATAATCAACAGAAACAAGCGAAAACGGCGCTGGAAAAATGTCAGCATTTGCCCTTTATTCTTGAAGTACATAGTCGCACCGGCAAACATGTTATTGCTCATGCCGATTATCCAGATGATGTTTATGAATGGCAAAAGGACGTTGATTTGCATCAGGTCTTGTGGAGCCGCTCGCGATTAGGTGAACGCCAAAAAGGGCAGGGAATTACAGGTGCTGATCATTTCTGGTTTGGTCATACACCGTTGCGCCATCGCGTGGATATTGGCAACCTGCATTATATTGATACAGGTGCTGTCTTTGGGGGCGAACTGACTCTTGTGCAATTGCAATAATTAAAAATCACCATACTCCTGTGCAGGTCGCCAGAAACCATCTATAAAATCCTCAATCGGAAAACAACCGCCATGGCGGATCCGTTGATCGCTCATAGAATAAAGACACTGCTGTTCCGTGTTGTAGACATCCACAACGATATCTTCACAACCGCCATCCAGGTAGCAAACAAAAAGTACCAGCGCGAACATTTCATCCCCGAAGTGTGGTGCCGTACCGTTAAGTTTAGGAGAGATTTTACAACGGGGGAATAACCAGGACAAATAACCCGCCAT